TATTTTGGTCGTATCGGTGACATCTGTGGTTTCGTTTTGTTTTTTGGTAGGTAATTCTAACATGGCATATTCACCATTTTTGACACGTTTTTTCTTGGATACCAAGGTGATTGCCAATTCGGCGGCGGAATCTTTGGGACAAGCGTGTTTTTTGATAAGATTCGTAGACAACAAATCCAGAAAATCACGCATTTCTTCTGTCGTCGTATCCTCAGTTTTTTCTGGCATATCTTTTTTGTATTGATCCAATAGTTCATATGGTGTATCGTCCATATTTTTATCATAAAACACATCTTCATTGTAATTGTCTTTTTGCAAATCTGCCAAAGAAGTATAGCGTTTTACCAAGAAATTTCTGCGACAATCCCCGCCGATTTTGGACAATTTTGTATCCGTGTCTTCTCGGTCTTCTTCCCAATTCGTTTCAGCAGAGGCTTTAAGAAAAGAATCCGCCACGACATGATTCAATGTCGCATTACGTAACAGTACGGAAAGTAACGCATACATATCTTTGGAACAAACTTCTTGGAGTAATTCGGAAGAAGACAATGGACGAAAGGCGGTTACACCGTCACCAGTGGACATCAATCCCCGAATACGGTATACTTCAAAAAATATTTGATACAAGGTGGTTTGTTCCAAGAGTTTACGTCCCAAATTGTATTCGGAAGGACCTAATACACCTTTACCAAGAGTTTGATTCATCAAGAGATAGGAATCATTGATTTTGCGATATTGTTCTTTGGATTCATAAAATTGTTTTTTCCAAGAAGAAGTGCGTTCTTTGATATAATAACGCATACGATTGTAATGAGGATATGACATTGAGGACAAATATACCATAAAAGGTTCCAATACCCTTGTTTGTTCCTGAATATTCAACCCTTGAAAGGGGGTCATCCATGATTGTACAATTTCTATCAAATCAAATGTAGAGGGTAGCATGGTTTGTACATATTGACGATAGAAATCTTCCGGTAATTCGTGTTGATTACGTACCAAGACGGGATCTGGTAGAACGTGTTGAATACCCGTTAAGAAATGTTCATATGTCTTTTTGGTTTCACCGGGTTTTTTCCTAGTATTTTCCAAATTGTCCAAGAGTAATGTGTCAATGGAACTTTTGGATGGAAAGGAACGATATTTGAGCCAATATTTATGACTCATATCTGTACGTTGTAATAGATCAATCATGGGCATTTGTATCATGGAAAACCGTGCGACCGAAACGGGTAAGAGAATCCATGATTGTATATGTAATGTTTCATTGGGTGTCAGATATTGTGGTACAAATTTACGGCGATTTTCCTCGGAACGTTCCAAGAAAGAAATTCCTGGGGAAAATCTCTGAAAAAAAGGATGTATGGGTTTCAATGTAGTATGTTTTGTGGATGCGGACACGGTAGTTGCACCAAAAGAGAATCCTCCTACGGAATTTTCCACGATGGATTCCCAAGAATCATGTTGTATGGTGGGTGAAAACAATACCGAAGCTCGTGAAGCCAGACCATCATTGGAGGTCAGTGGTGTATCTATTAACGGTGTAAATGCTGGATACAATTCTTCCATCAACTGTTTGTATGGGTTGGATTCACCTTGTAACGTATTGTCCCGGTATTTTTCCATAATTTGGTTCAGTTCGGCAATATCGTGTGGTTGTACTACAGTATCCCCCATTTCTTCAAAATCTTCGGCAGATTCGTCCGGTAGAACATACATTTTTCTACGCGTTTGTGTTACCGGAAGTAACCAAGAAGGAGGAACACCCGTACCTGTGACCAAATAATCCGCCAAAGGTTGATATTGCAATCCGTGGATATTTATACCACGTACCTGATGGGTATAATCATCAATCAAAGAAAATTGTTCACGTAATTCTTTGAAACGATCCAAGATACGATGTATATCGGTCATGACCTCATGGGTGCGTTGAGAATTCGGCACCGTGGACAATAATTCATTCATCATACTGGTCAATTGTGTTTCTAGGTTGAATACCATTTCATATTGTGTTTGTTCTACGAATTGTTCCACAATTACACGGTCTTTACCGAAAAAGATTTCATCGGCTTCAATATATTCCGATTCTAGGATTTCATCCGTAGTGAGATCATATTCTACGTTTTCTGGTAAACGAATGATGGCTTCATTTTCCGGTGTAAATTCTATAGAAGCTTCTGCTATGGACTCATCCATTTTTTCGGGTTCTTGGTCAGTAGGTTCTGTTGCGGACAAGGGTGGTGAAGACCGTAATACGAATTTTTCAATAGGTAAATCTTCTGGTATGCCCCTATAGCTAAAATCAATATAAATGATATCATGGGATGGATGTAAAGTCAATTCAATTTGATCTTCTTCTAAATGGGTGATCTTTCCCGTGATAGGTTGTTCTAAATTTACAAAAAAAATGTCTACCCATTGGTCAGGTAACAATCCTTTTTGACGGGCAAATCCGGGTTCTTTGGCTCGTGTTAATAAATCAATACGTTGTATGGAAGGTTCTTGTAATTGTCCATTTTCATCTATGTAAAGCAATATGGTATCATGGGTATTGGTTTGAATCAGGCGAATTTTTTGATTATCAATATAATCCACAAAAAATGTTTTTTCATTCAAATCCATCTTGACTTTACTAGAAGCAGGGTCGCTAAAAATTTCAATAATATCACCATAATGTAAGAATTTGGGATCAGGTGAAGAAACCGGGGTAGGACGTGTAGAAGAAGTTTCTATTTTTTTTTGAGAAATATCGTCGTCATCTTCTTGGTTCATGTTACACTATGTATTCAAAATATTATGTATAGGATATGAATGACGCGACTATATACACTATAGTACGATGAAAACCGACGTAAAGAGTATCAAATATGTACAATACAATGAATTGCATGGAAGAATTTGTATCTTATACCATTGATAAAAACAAATGTTTGAATTCACCAAATAGTTGTGTAAAATCTACTACATCTACTACGAAACAAAATGTGTACGAAATTTACAATTATGGATGTGATGATGTCGGTAACGATAAGGATACATCTATGTACAAATCGGTAATCATAGACAAACATACCAGAGATATTTATGGGTTTTCACCTCCTAAATCTGTGAATATTGCGACCTTTGTTTCCAAATATCTGCACTCGGAAGATACACAAACTATGCGTACTGATACCTATTTGATCAATGATATTATAGAAGGAATTATGGTGAATTTATGGTACGATTTTTTTGCAGAAACATGGGAAATATCCTCCCGATATTCAGTGGGTGGAATGGATGTGGAAAAAATAGATGATTGTGATGTGGATGCTATGTCTGTTTTGGAAATGTTTTTAGAAGTTATCGGCGGTACTGGTACGTTACATGAACGTATGGAAAAAATAAGTGAACAATATCGTTGGCAAAAATCCTATAGTTATCATTTTATATTACAACATCCACAAATGACGGTTTATCCACCGAATCCATTGGAACCACACCATCCGATTGCCGGTTTCCTATATGAACCAAACCTGTATTTGGTTTCCGTATATTATATCGTTCCGGGAACCGGTGCCTCTGATGCCTCCACTACGTTCACGGCATCCCTACGAAACTCTTCTGACCTACGGTCATCCGAGTTTTCGTCTAATGTATACTATATTCCACAAACCCGTTTTCAATTGTGGGATGAATTACAAATTCCTTGGGTGAAATTTCCAAGATATGTAACCGCAGATATTGAATACGATTCATTGGTAGATTTTTATTCGTCGGTTCAATCCGATATACAATTTACGGGTGCTGGTGTCATGATAACCAACATGAAAACCGGAACACGTACAAAATTGGTAAGTGCGATATATCAAGAATATCGGGAATTAAGAAGTAACAATATGCCATTGTTATTTCAATATTTGTGCTTAAAATATGTGAATCGTTTGGACCATTTTTTGCAATATTTTACAGTATATTATCCCGCATTTTTGCGATTTGACCAGCAATACATGTCGTTACTACATCATATACACAATGCCTATTTGAACAAATATGTATATCGTAATTATTTTCGTACAGCGCGATTTGAGTCTACGGTGGATTGTATTCATCAACACATATATCTAAAAAACCGAAAGATATCATCCAAATTCAAAATTACGCTACCAATTGTAAAATCATATATAGATTCATTGACACCCATGAATATCATGTATTTGTTAGATGCCCGTTCTATTGTAACCATCTAAGTGAAAGGGTTGAAAAACATATAAACATGTAATTGTAATTATATTCATAGTATATAATTACCGGTTTCAGAAATGTCAATGGATAAAACCACTATTATGCGATCATTTAATACATTGTTTTTTGAATTTATGGACGATATTCTTTCTATTTATCCTGAAAACAAAGAAATACAATATGCGAGAGGAAAATTTGAATTGTTAAAAAAAGGAAATCCCAGTATTTTGGTCAAATTTTGGAAAATCAATGTATATGATCCCTATCATGAACAAATCAAATTGGGCGATATCTCCTTTTTTATACAAAAAGATTATCGTTCCGATTTTTCTCAATCCAGTGAACCCGTAAATGATGCGAATGAAAAGATATTGTCCATGATTGAAAATGTGCGTGCATCTATTCGTGATATGGATGAAGCCAATCGTAAATGTTCTGCGGATTATATTATGAAAATGAGTACATTGAGTCTTATGTACTCAAGTTGAAATAGTAATGGTGGAAGGATTACCCGCATTTGTGAGTACATACGGGGTAACTGTGTAAGAATATGTGTTTCCCATAGACAATGAAGATGCTGTATCAGTCCAAGAACCATACACGAGGGTGGAAGAAGGTGTCAATGTTGCCGCAGATACAGTATAAGTAGCACCTGTTCCGGATATACCACTATTTACTGAACGTACAATATTCACATAGCTAAATGTTCCACTCAGATCCAATACAATATTTGGATTGCTATTTCCTGCAGAGGTTGTTGCTGAATTTACAGAAACTAATACGGAAGATGTTAATGCGGGTGCGTTGTTTTGATAATTATATTTATAAAGAACATTGATTTCCGCGGTGGTTAACACCCGATTATAATAGCGGAAATCATCTATTTTTCCATTGAAATAATTCAGTCCGGGTCCATAACCGATAGTATTGTTGTTATACACGCTACCACCTACATAATTTGCCGTGGAAACAATAGGTGTACTTACACCATTCAAATAGACCATTTGCGTGGCTTTGTTACTACTATTACAAAGAACCACGTATGCGAAAAAATTCCATGCACCAATTACCACGGGATTTAAATTACTGGTAGTAACAGTGGTTCCGTTGTAAAATGCACTTAATGTGGAAGGTGTGGTAGAAGAACAGGTCATAAATATGGGATAGGACGCAGAAGAAGAAGATAAATCAAAAATGGTGGCATTGGACGCTTGAGTATTGATAGGAAAAAACCATCCAGTAAAAGTCATACCATTTCCACTGACCGTATTGGGTGATTTATATATGTTTGAATTCAACAAATATTGATTACTATTTGCTGAAAGTAACAAATCACCGGAACCGATATTAGAGCTTGTATCAATGGTAACACCACCGTACAAGGTTGCATCATATATTCCCACTAATGTGGCAAAATTTGCGATTGTACTTGTTGTTGTTTCCATACTAACTTACAATAGTTTCCTATTTTATTAGACCAGTGTTATCAAAGAAACAAACAAGAAATAACACAATGAAAACAACGAACTTTTCAATATGTTGCCATACATGGTCATATGTCCATCGGTTTGATATATCCATGTCCATTTTCCTAAATAATGAAACAAAAAGGAGGAAACAATGTTCATTTGAAAAATAAAATACAATAATGCAATAATTATGGGTGTTTGGTAGGCTCTAAATAAGGATTCATACCATTCGTGTTTTTGTTTGTTTTTTGAATTTTTGCGTATTTTCGCTGATTCGTTTTCGTCATATTCTTGAATATAATCCACCACACGTTTTTTCGGGTCAGGAGGTGGAATATAATTTGCCTGTATTGCGGCATCCTGTTGATAATGGATGGTTTCTCTGGGAATATCACGTGATGGTAATTTATGTATTTCCGTAGGAAGAATTTCCGGAATGATATGACTGGTAGGAGTTTCTTCGTAAAATGGTGGTTGATGTTGATGTTGTTGATGATGCGGTTGTTGTGATTCTGATTTGTTTTCGTTTCTAGGAAAAGGAATGGAATCTACTGAAGGGACACTATTTCCGTACGGATTGGGATGTACATTGATCGGCATATAATTACTTTGTGGACCCTGTAATGAATTGGTTAAACCATCATTTTTGGTGCTATATTCAGTGGGTATACGTGTATTGGCTAAATTCTCTGTTGGGTTGGGAAAACTAATTGTGGATGGAGGTGTTTGAACATGATACGAAATATTTTCATGAGATGACGGTAGGTCGGACAAACGTGTTGTATTTGCCATAACAAATGAGTTTTAGTTATATACATGTGTATTTGTAAAAACAAATCCACATGTTCCCGCACAATTGGAACCCAAGACTTTTTCACCTAAGGCGAAAAAACCCAATAAACCCTCCTAAGTAACAAGAACAACTCACTACACTTTCTTCGCAAACCGGTTACCTCATACGATTTATATATCATTATTTTATATAAATAAATGGTCAAAAATTCCAAAAGAAATAATAAGCTCTCATATTCACGCAAAAATACAACTAAGATGTATAATTCTAGAACCAAACGGATTAAACAACAGAGAAAGTATCATGGTGGTAATGGAAAAACGCCTCTTATAAATGCAATAGAGCGCCGTGATTTTAAAGAAGCAACACGACTAATAAAAGAAGAAGGAGCGGATGTCAATGAACCAAGTGAGGACGGTGAGTCAATACCTTTGATAGAGCTTATCTTTGAATTAATAGATAATAATGATAGCGGTAATGATGTAGAAAAAACTAAAAATGACCGTAATTCTATAGTAGATTTATTAAAATTATTTCACGATTCCGAAGCAAATTTTAATGCAGTAGATAGTCTTGGTAATACATGTCTTCATATTATTATTGGTTTAGATCATGAAACAGGTATTTTTGCAGATATTATTAGACAATTAATAATGGATTATAAAGTAGACCCAACCATTAAAAATAATAATAGTAAAACCAGAAATGGTATGACCAGAAATGGTATGACAGCACTTGAAATGGCTCAATTCATCAAAAACCGTGAAATAATAAAACTTCTTATTTCATTAAATTTAGGTGAAATTTATGATGGTTATTTGAAATATTATATAGTCTTCTATTTTAGAAAAATAGATTTACCTCTATTTTTACGAGATAAAGAAATCGGGTCCTGGGATGTGAGTAAAGTGACTAATATGGATTATTTATTTAAAGATTTTTCTTCAAAGTCTAATCAAACATTCGCACAGTTTAACGAACCATTAGACATGTGGAATGTGAGTAATGTTACCAGTATGAAAGGAATGTTTTTTGATTGTATCAAATTTAATCAGCCGTTAAATAATTGGAATGTCAGTAATGTTACTACTATGGAACAGATGTTTTACGGTTGCACAAATTTTAATCAGCCGTTAAATAATTGGAATATCAGACAAGTCAGAAGTATGAAACATATGTTTATGCGCTGTACAAATTTTGATCAGCCGTTAATTAATTGGGATATAAGACATGTCATTGATTTAGAAGGAATGTTTAATGGATGTAATATACGGCGTGATAACAAACCACGTATGATAGAAGTAGACCCAAATCAAATTCATAAAGAATCCAGTAAAATTAATTATAATATTTTGAAAAATGTTTTGACAAAACATATGTCGGAAGACAAAAAGATGTCTGATGCACCGTCTGATATTAATAAATTTCCTACTTTTTTGGAAAACGCTTTAACTATCATGATTGATACTGCAAAAATTTCAACAAGAAAAAAAGCAGTCTTACGAACTGATTTAGATCGTATTATGATAGAACGACTAAATGGGATAAACTACCAGGAACAAAATAAACAGTTTATAGAAACTTTAATAAAAATGATACAATACGTAGAACAGCAAGACGAACTGCTAAAAACTGAATACGTAAAGACATTTGTGAAAGATTGTGTAACCGCATATGAGGGTTCTGACGGAATGACATGTTCCATGGGGGCATTAGAACGAGTTTTATTTTCGTTTGTCAATGCAGCAACCGTAGTGGACCCAGAAAATACTGCATGGAAAGAAATAATAGATTGTATCGTGATAAATATTCAAGATATGGTAGATAGATTTATCAAGGAATGGT